ATAGCTTGTCCTGCCTCATAAGTTCCTATAGTGTCAGCCTCGTCAAAACCTATTGAACATAAGTTTTGTCCTCTTAATCTTTGATAATTTAAAATTGTTCTGAATAATATTAGATGTGTTCCTTCAGCAAATGTAATTTGTACTTCAGGCATTGGTGACGCTCTATAAGTAAAAGGTATTTGCCATTCATCTAACATTTCAATCATTGATCTATGAAGCACATCACGGAGCATGACTGACGTAGGCTCAAAAAGTGCTGAAACATAACCAATATTTTTTGCTGCAAGAATAATAGATTTTGCAATCAAAGCAACAGTTTTTCCTGCACCAAATCCACAAACTAAAGCTAATTTTCTATGTGTAATATCATCACAAAACAGTTTTTGATGAGGCAGCAAAGTATTTTCTATGGTTTTAATAGCTTCTTCACAAGAAGGTATTTTATTAACATTTTCTTGTAGAAGAATATGTCCTTTTTTTGCTTCTAATAAAATACTCATGAACAAAGAGAAGCTAATTTGGCTGCTGTGTTAATAGCACCAAGAGCAATGTGATATTGGCCAGCCCTTCTAGCTTCCATCTGTAAGGTGCTGCATTGGCTCAAGAGATCAGCGATCATCTGGGGTCGCTCTATATCCCAATCGCTCTTAATCTGTGCCCTAGCTTCCTTTAAGTAGCTGTCTACAGTTCTTGGAGACACCCCCCAGTTCTCGGCAGCATATCGCAGACAGTCAGATCGTTTTCCACCATTTGCAATAATCCGAGCAAACCGAGCAACTCGTAATTCTTTTTCAGCTAAAGTAATTTTGGTGTCTGCCATAAGATTTATTTTTCGATTAGATAGCCAGAAAAATCACCAAATCTAAACCATTGTAAAAAAGGTCCAGCAAGTTGTTTTTCTGTTATAGGACGTTGTACACCAGATAAACTTAATTCCTTTTCAATTATTTCATCGGAGGAAGTTCCAGAAGCTTTTTTGCCAGCGAGTGTTAGGCGATAAAAGACAGTGGAAGCATATCCCCCAACAGGTTCTAATTTGTCAAAAACAATAATGGCACCTCCTGTTTTGCAATTTTTTCTTAGTTTATCCATTAATGAAATTCGTTTAGCAGGTTCAACAAACATTAAAACTAAAAAAAGGATTGCAAGATCAAATTCTTTTGGTTCAACTTCTTCTGCTTTTGAGCAAATAATTTCTCCAGGGGCATCATAAATATCAATCATTGACTGAGAAGGTTCTATGCCAATTAAATGAGCATTCCTTTTTTCAAGAACAGGTTTTAAAGCTCGACCAATATTTCCTGTTGCGGCACCAAAATCGTAAACAAGTCCGTTTTCAGGAATATAATGTCTTGCGACATGTGTAATTGCGTTGGTGGCTAATTCATACCAAGGAAGTTGTTCACGAACGTGTTGATCAAACCCTTTGGCAACAGAAGATGTTTCAAAAGTCCAGTTTGAAGGAATCTTCATATTTTAGTGAGGATGTCTTTATGAATAGTTTTAGCAATAGTGGCCATCATTATCGGTGGTACAGCCCGTCCTATTCTTTCCCATCTTTGAGAAAAATTTCCAATTAATTTGAAATCATCAGGAAAGCCACCAACTCGTTTTAATTCAGAAATTGAAAAGGTTCTAGGTTCAGACCAATGATAAAGCTGGGTTGCACTTTGTAAAATTGTATTAGCTATACGAAAAGGCGATTGTTTCACATGAGTGTAAAAGCCAGTTTTACCAGTTACTTTTAGATATGGAACACTCAAAGATTCTCCTGGCTTACAATCTTTCCAATACTTAAAAGTGTCAGTTGCAGGGTCAAGTTCTTTTGATTCTGAAGAATCATCTAAATTTTCTAAGGCATCACCAACTGAGTACTGATATGGCAAAGGTAAAGGGTAAGAAGGATCAAGATGTAAATCATTTCTAACACCAATAAAAATTGTTCTTTGTCTCATTTGTGGAACGCCTAACCACTGAGCATCTAAGACTTTACATTTGACGTTATATCCACATTCTTTAAGAGTTTGAAGGATTCTTTTGAAATATCCTTTTGCAGTTCCTTTTATTAAACCAGCAACATTTTCAGCAACAAAAACCTTAGGTTGAATCCCTTTCAAAAGCCGAGCATATTCAAAAAACAAATCATCAACTCTTTGAGTTGTATCACTATATTTTTTTTCTACTCCCCAACCTGCTTCTCTTTTTCCAACTATTGAGAAAGCAGCACAAGGAGGTGAACCATCTAACAAATCAAGATCGCCGCAATTCAAATTAAGTTTTTCCAATATATCTTCGGGAGTAACTTTTCTTATATCACGAGTGTCTAAGAAACTATTTGGGTGATTAGCTTTATAAGTTTGTTGAGCAGATTCTATAAATTCATTTGCATAAACAACTTTGTAACCAGCCATTCGATAACCAAGACAGGAACCACCACAGCCAGAAAAAGTAGAAGCAACTTTAAATCCATTCCAAGGAAGGTTTTCAATATCAACCATCGAAGGAATTTTATAAAGTGGTTTAGACATAACCACCTTTTGCAATTCGGTTGTAGATACCAATAGGAGACTTTGCGTTAGGTTTGTACTTAGAAATTACGGCATCACCTATTCTTTCAGCAATCTTGCTGTCACCAAGTTGTAAATTTGTATGATAAGGCAGTTTAAATTTATCTAATTCTGGATAATGTTTTCTAATAGCATATTTTTGTTTTGGTTTATTTAATTCATCCCAAGACTTTCCAATAAATAATTTAAAAACATTTACATCACAATATGGATTTACTAAATTTATATTTTGATCCTTACAAATTTTTGTAACTCCTTTACGACCAGCAGCATCAGGATCTGAAAAATAATCATTTCTAAACTGATCAAATTTTTTTTGAGTATGCTTGTAATGAATCATTGCTTTTTTTGATAAACCAAAATGACCATCATCACAAAGACCAGTTACGAGCGTAGTTATACCAAGTGATTTTGCAGTTTCAGCCATAAAAAGAAAAGGAAACGAACATTCAATCCGTGCTTTTTTTCTAAGTTTATATTTATGAATTAATGTAAAAACAGTTGCAATAATTTTATCCTCATTAGAGGGTAAAAAAACAGGATGAAAAGACAGATTAAAGTGTTTTGCCATATTTTTCGCATATATAAAATCTGTTGAAAAAAAATCGTCAAAGGTAAAAGATAAAACAATAGGTTTTTTATTAGCAGTAACAGCAGATGCTAATAATGCAGCAGAAGAGATGCCACTAGATGTTGCTACTGCAAACCTATCTGGTAAATCTTTATATGAATTTTCAAAGATATTTCTTATATTATTTGGTTTTACCACTCCACTCATATCCACAAGAAGGGCAACGATGCTCTGTTTCTAACTCATCATCAACTTCAGGAAAATCTTGAGGAACAGTCGGATCATTTCTATCACCCATTAATTCAACAAGATCTTCTGTTTCAAACCAAGGTGATAAATCATGCTCCTTACCTAATTCATGGAGCATTGAAGCATCCCAAGCAGATAAATCACTCGCTCTATTATCAGCAAGAGCTAAACCAACCTTTTGATCTTCAGTTAAACCTTTTCGTTTTACAGCAATAATTTCATCACCATCGGTTTCAATAACTCTTACATTTTCAAGTCCTGCTGCCTTAGCACCTTCAATAGTTCCATTACCAGCCAAGACACGATTGTCCTCATCAATAACAATTGATCGAGCAGCTCCGTATTTTTTTAAAGATTCTTCGATTAAAGTTGCAGAACGATCGGTACGTTTGCGTGCATTTTTATGATCACTTTTAAGATCTTTAATTGAGGTCATAAAGTTTTGGAAAGGGGTACAGAGATTTCATTTGCTGTCTCAAGATAAGCTCTAATGCGAAAAAGTTCATCAGAGAATGAAATGAGCGTATTAATAGGGATTGGAATTTGTTCTTCAATAGCATTATCAGAAATAGCAGCAGCAATAGTTTTTGCTTGATCTAATGTGCGTTGTAAGTTTTCAATGACAGGTTGCTGACGTTTAGATAAATTTTTATGCATCTTTTTTAGACATAGAGGCAAGAGCTTCTTTTGCTTTTTTTTCTGAAGGGAAAGAAAACAAGTTTGGCAGTGTTTTTAATTGTTCTTTTACTTCAGCGATATACCAAGGTGTTTGTACTTTTTTTCCTTTAGAAATATCAATTCT